TTCCTACATCAACTGCAGAATATAAATCTTGGCCTCTTATTGTTGCAGAAAGACCAGAAAAATTACTAACTGAACTTACAGTTAAGTCCGGAGTACCTAAACTAGATTCTGGATCAGAATATACAGCAGGTATTTCTGCTACATTAAAAGTCGAAGCGTAATCTGAAACTGCTATAATATCTCCTACCGAGCCTGCAGGTAAATTTAAAGTAAAAGTTCCTGATGATGTATTACAAAAATAACCATTACCAGCTACTCCTGTAAATGTTGCTGTCTTAGGAGTGGTGTCCCAATCAACTGATGTAAGTCCTTGGTATAAACCTTGATCTATCAGTGTTGTTCCACATGAAATAATTCCCATTATAAATTTCCTCTTCTTTTATACATAATAATTTACCTAAGCCGCAGTGTCAACTTCTGTCCAAGTTTTAGTACTTCCTGAATTTACTTCAGTCCATGTTGATGTAGATCCTGTGTCTACTTGAGTCCAAACTATGGTTTTTTCGTCTCCCAAAGCTATGGTCATTTCAATTCCAGTTAGTCTAGCTATAGAATCTGTAGCATCTGCTTGACCTTCCTGCATGGTCATTTCCTGACCAGTAACATCTACAAATTTATCTAATTTAGCAGTTGCGTTTCCAAGATTTGCTGTAAATCCTATTCCAGTTAAAGAGACATTTGCATCTGCAGTAACTGTTGGAGAATTTTCTTGCATAGTCAATTCTTGACCAGTGACCACTACGTCTGCATTAGCAGCTACATTAATATTACCTTCTGCAATACTTAATAGTTCTCCAGTTAAAGATACTTCAGCAGTTCCAGTTGCAGCTAACGTTCCTGCATCCATAGTCATTTCTTGACCAGTGACAGCTATATCAGCTCCTGCAGTAACTGTTCCAAGACCCAACGCTGCAGACATTCCAATACCAACAACGGAAGCGTCTGGAGAAGGATCTACTATTCCTTCTTCTGCGGTCATTGCTTCACCGGTAACTGAAGCAAATGTATTTGCGTCTAAAGTTAAAGTTCCTTCTGTTGCAGTTAATAACTCTCCAGTAAGTGAAACATTACCTGTTCCAGTGGTTGAAACAGAATCTAAATTAGATGTTAAATCAAAACCAGTTACAGCTGCGTCTGAGTTTGCAGTTGCATTAACAGATCCTAAATTTGAAGTTAAACTTTGACCTGTTACATCTACATCTATTTGAGATTTAGCAAGTACAGTTCCAAGTGAGTTAGTAATAGATAACCCTGTTAAAGAAACATTTGCATGTCCAACTGTAGTGACTGAACCTAGGTTTGCATTGAAACCAATTCCTACAGGAATTTCTTTTATTCCTACAAATATATTAATTCCATCATTATTTAATGTAGTGTTTAAAGCTTGACCTGTAACAGGAACGTTTGCATGTCCAACAATATTAGGTGTATTTTCTTGAACAGTTAAATCAAAACCCGTTAATGCAACATTAATACTTTGTGACCCTGTAGCCGCAAAAGGACTTTCTGCAAATGTGGTTATTCCAAAAGCCATTGTCTAGGCTCCTGTTTTTGTTTTTTTCTTTTCTTTTTTAGGTAATTCTTTTCTAAGTAATTCAGAATAATGTTTTTGTAAAACTTCTAAATCTGTATATTGAATATTTAATTGTTGTTTCTTAACTACAATTTCATGTAACTTGTTACCATAAACTTTACCTTCGTTCGATAATTCTTCTGTGTCGTATTCTTTTTTATCAAAAATAATTTTCATTACATTTCCTCTAATTTAAATTTGTATTTCTTTCCTGATTTATTATTTAAGATATATAAATCATTTTCACCCTCTTGTATAGTCCAGTTACCTTTTGTACCATCAACTGCGTTACCTTCTGATTTTGCTTCGTTAGATAAATGTAAGTCTCCAGTGTATAAGTTTCTCCAAACAGATCCTGAAGCTCCTAAATCTTGTGTATCATTTCCTCCAGGAATTAAATCACCGTTTGTTATTTTAACATCAGAATCATTAACTTCTAACATTTCAGTTCCACCAGTAACTACTCTCCACTGGTTTGCTGCATGGAATTGCATATATGTATCTGTATCACCAGAATGAAATATTTGATCTGCTAAATATATATCTGTTACAGTATCTATATTTCCACTTACGCTAAGTGTAGAACCATTATAAGTTAATCCACTTTCAGCGTTCATGGCATCTGTACCAGTTGCAGTTACAACTCTGTTGTCAGCGCCATTAGACATGAAGTCTGATACATCAACAGAGACTGTGTCTGCTGCTACATCAATACCTGTACCAGCACCAACGTTAAGTGTAACAGAACCAGATGAACCACCACCTGTTAAACCATTACCAGCAGTAACTCCTGTAATGTCTCCAGTGTTAGATGTATAACCTGCATCATTATTAAATCCTGAAATATTGATATTACCTTTCGTTAATTTTCTTTGAGCATTTGATGTATCAACAACTACAAAATAATCTCCATCTCCGTTTGTAGTTGAAGTAGATAATTCTGATAAATCTACATTTAATGTAACAGTTCCTGAAGTTCCACCACCATCTAGTAATGTACCTGCTGTAACACCTAAAATGTCACCTGTTGCTCCAGTTGCAACTGCAGTGACTCTACCATAAGCATCTACAGTAATTGTATCAATTTTAGTTCCATCAGATGTACTTCCATAAGTACCAGCACCAACACCACCTGTGTCCATGTTAATTGTAACTGTTCCAGAAGTTCCACCACCTGTTAAGTTTGTACCTGCGGTAACTCCAGTTATGTCTCCAGTATTAGATGTATAACCAGCATCATTATTAAATCCTGAAATATCGATATTACCTTTCGTTAATTTTCTTTGAGCATTTGATGTATCAACAACTACAAAATAATCTCCATCTCCGTTTGTAGTTGAAGTAGATAATTCTGATAAATCAACATTTAATGTAACAGTGCCTGTAGTTCCTCCACCATCTAGTAGAGTTCCAGCAGTTACTCCTGTAATATCACCAACGTTAATAGAACCACCTAACGATGTAGACGTTCCATTGATTGTGATTGCGCTGTTGTCTAAAGCTCCGTTTGGAATACTTGTTAATGATGCGCCACTACCAGAGAATGTAGTAGCTGTCATTGTTCCTGTTACGGTTGCACCACCGGTTACAGTTTCTAATTTTTTAGAGTTGTCGTAGTAAAGTTCAGAAGCACCATTAACATTAAAAGCAGCATAAGTTTCTGTATTAGCACTATTTCTAAGAAATATTGAAGTTTGACCTTGTATATAAAAGTTTCCTACACCTGCTTCTTGAATAAAACTATTAGAACCATCGTGATATATTTTTAAATCTGAACCAGCACCAAAAACTGCTTTGTCATTATCTCCAAAATTAATATCAGCAGTAGTTGTTAATCCTGCGAAAGTAGGACTAGCTGAAGTAGCTACGTCTTGGCCAATAGCTATGTCGTCAGCGTTGACTGTAACACCGGTTCCGGCTCCAACATTTAAAGTAACATCACCTGATGATCCACCACCTGTTAAACCAGATCCTGCTGTAACTCCTGTAATATCTCCAGTAGTTGGAGTTTGATATTCTAAAGCCGTTCCACCAGAATTTACTGCAAGGACTTGGTTTGCAGATCCAATTGAAGTTAACCCTGTACCACCTTTTGTTGTTGGTACTGTTGGTAATCTATCTGATGATAAAGTTCCTGAAGCAATGTTTGTAGCATTTAAAGATGTTAAGTTTGCTCCACTAACTGCTGGAAGTGTTGCAGGAAACCTTGCATCAGGGACTGTACCAGAAGTTAATTCCGTTGCGTTAAGATCTGTTAAATTAGAACCATCTGCTGCTGGAAGTGTTGCAGGAAACCTTGCATCTGGAACTGTACCAGAAGCTAAATTATCTGCATTTAAATTTGTTAAGTTAGATCCATTGTTTGCAACAATGTCTCCGCTTGAATCTAGTATGACTGCTTTGGATGCAGGAAGGGTACAGAAAACATCTTTAGTACCTGCAGAAAAATTTACTGCAGAATCACTATTCGATGATGATAAAATAGTAGTTCGAGCTAACGTTCCAGCACCAACTGTACCTAGTCCTACTTCAAACTCACCATTTTCATTTACGATTGAATAGTAAGTTGTATTTGTATTTCCAATTGCTGTTGAAAACGTTTCAAAACCTAATACTGCTCCTGCAAGAGTAAAAGTACCTGTACCTGTAGTGGTAGAGGTTTCTTTAACCCTATCATTGACAACCAATGCCATTTAGACCTCCTGTTAACCAGAGATTCTTAATATAGCTGCTGAAGTAGTTGCTGCTGGAAACTGCACTGTGAAAGTTCCTGATGTAGCTGTTTTGTCTCCTCCAAAATCTAAAACTGCAACTGCTGCATTAGTAACTGCAGAAGATGTGTTGTAAATTAATGCACCTCTAGCTGTCAACGTTACACCAGTGAAAGATAAATCAGCGAAGTCAACGAATGCAACACCTTTACCTGTTCCAGTTCCGATGTTTGTACTTTGACCTGTTAACGTACCTCCGCCTGCTGTATACTGTCCTGAGTTTGCAACTTCATTAGTTGCACTGTAAGCAGTCGTTGTTGAGTTTAGAGTTGCTGAAGAAGTATAAAGAGCTAGTTTAAAAACATCACCACCAGAACTTGAAAAGTTTTGATCTCCTTCTAGTAATTGTTCTTTAAACGCATTTGCAATTGCTTGTGTTATAGCCATAATTTATCTCCTTATTTTCCTCCGACTCGAGGAACACCTGATTGATATTCATCTCGTCTTCGTCTTCCCATTTGTTCTATAGAGAAGCCTTCAACCACTTGTTTATACTTTCCTTCGTATAATTGCAAGAGATCATTTGGCCCCTTTAAAAAAGAAAATGCTTCAACTAAGCAAGCATACAATAAACCATTGGGAAAATTTTGACTTATGTATGTAGTAGTATTTGTAGCAGATAAACCAGGATCCTTCAAGATATAGTTTAACTGAATTTCATAAGTAGCATCTGGTGTAGGGGCTATTACAATAGTATCTTTGTCCCACAGGCTGTAATATTTTGGCACTCCTGTAGCTCCTGTAGGATTAAACTCTGATATAAAACTTGTGTCTCTATACTCTAAAAATTCTCTATTATCTGGTTGAGCACTTCCATCAGAGTCTACTATTTGAGCTGATCTAATAATTAATAAATCAGCGGGTGTATTAATATATCTTTGTGATGTAATTAAATTTGCTGTTGCATATCTTCTGTTATTATCAGAATCTACATCTCTAAATATCCTAAATTCTGCATCGTTAATAATTCCATCAACGATAGTAGATGTTAAAACATTTGAATCTACTTCTGTGTAATCTCTAATTTTTTGTACTAATTCTGCGTATGTCATTATGGTGTTAATGTAACTGGACCAGCGGTCACAGTCATTCCTCCTGAGTTTCCTGTTAATGTTGCATTACTT